CAAAGGTGCCGAATGCGCGGGTAGCGTCTGCGGTTGCAGCTGTCGGGTAGGTGAACAGACCTTTTGCCCTATTAAGTCCATTGCCCACCGTGAAAGCGTTGTTCTCAAGCACACGGAAGGTCTCAGATATCGCCTCTGAAAGCCAGGATTCGACATTGAAGAACATGTCATCAAGGCTTTTCTGTGTGGCTTCAGGGAACGCGTAAACTTCGCCCATAACAGCGGCTACCTTATGGAGTTTACCCGCTGCTGTGTTTGCCCTTGCGTCAGATTCACCGACCCATCCACCGGCTTCTCCGTGCGCGTCAACAAGTTCGCTGTAGTCGTCAGTACCGATGTTGATCTGACGGCAAACCTGACGCATTGGAGTTGCACCGCGAAGCAAACTATATATTTGCGTGCTGACCACTGAAGGGACTGCATAGCCGCCATCCGTTCCCTCGGTTACGTTGACTGCCTTAGTGTCAAGCTCGGCTTTATTAAGTCCCTTACGAAGATAGCCATTAAACAGACCGTTATATTCCTTCTGTTCTCTCTCTTCGTCACTTTCTCCGCCTGCCATTCCGCCGGGGCGGTTAAGTTTTGCCTCAAGTTCGCCGCGTTTTGTCTCGGCAGCAGAAAGATCAGCCTCTATTTTCGCAAGTTTTGCCTCAAGTTCACCGCCGGAGCCGCCCTTTTTGATCTCTTCAAGGCGAGCATCGTTGGTTTTTTTGTACTCCTCAAACGCTGTTTTTATTTCTCCAATCAAATTCTTAAGTTCTTCATCCATATTAGTTACCTCCTATAGTTATTTTTAGGCTCATAAGAGCCTCTCTTATTGCTTTTTTCTCCTCGTTTTCGTCATTATCAGCGTCCCGCTGAACATCACGAATTTGAGCAATGATGCCTTTTGCTTCGTTACGCGAACATCCTGCGTCCCGCAGGAAGCCCTCTATGTCTCTAAGGGTGTTTAAGTCCTTTACATCCCCAACACGTGCCTCTGTGTTGGCAGGAAAGGTAACAAGGCTTATTTCCCAGAGATCAACCTCTTTAAGCAGCCTGATTTCATTTCTGCTGTCTTCTTTTTTCTGCCATTCCCAAACAACGGGGACATACCCAATCGACATACCGGAAATAGCCTTGGCAACAAGCAATTCATAAGCTTCTTTTGCCCTTGCAACGCCGTTTATGAGTAGCTGTCCCTCGACATAAAGCCCCTTTTCATCCTCTGCGAGAACAACCCAGACTCCGATTGGCTCATCTGAATTGTGCTGCCACAGCATGGCGGGTTTTTTTTCGGCTATTGATTTGCTAAACGCCCCTGCGACTACAATATCACCCCATAAATCTTCATTGCCAAAGACGGACGCATATCCTGAAAACGCTCCGGTTTCGGAAATTGTTTTAATTTCAAATGGAAAATTAGCTGTTTTCTTCATCGCTGGCTTCATTTTTTGGGTTATCCTCCTTTCCTGTGTCTTCGTCCTTTTCATTACTGGTCATATTCATTGGAGTCAGATATTCATCGCCGCCATCACGCGGATTCATATCTTCTTTTTCTCTGACTTCATTTGCGCTTAAGAATCCGCTGTTAATGCCGATCTGATAAGCTTTGTAGCGATTTTCCAGATTTGCTCTCAGTAGTCCCTCAACGTTGAACTTGATATATGTTGTGCCCTGTTCATTTTCTGGAATAAGCTCATTATTTAAAACACTTTCAAATAGCGTTATCCATGGCAACATTGTGCGGCTAATGAAACCGCGGCTCATTGATTCAATTCCTGTTCCCCATGATGTTGTTTTTGAGTTCATTTGCAGTTCGTGAAGAGGCACACGGTATATTCTGGCTATTTCTTCATCGCTCAACTGGCGCGTCTGAATGAACTGCGCATCCTCATTGCTCATTGTGATGGGCTGGTACTTAAGCCCGGACTCAAGCAATGCGGTTTTAAATTTGTTATCGCCTGAATAATTTGTTTCCCATGCCGTTTTGATTCGGTCGTATGCTTCCTGCGTTAATTGTTGATCTGTTGTCAGGGCTCCCTTAAGCGTGGCCCCGTTTTTAAAAAACAACGCCCCGTGTTTTCTGGCAGCAGAGGATAGCCCCAGCGTTTCACGGTTCCATGCAATTGGACTTATACCTTCATAACCGTTTAAGGTTCGATATTTGACATGCATAATGTCCTTAGACGTTGTTACAACGTGTTTGTCTTTAGCATGAACGGTATATTTGACGTTCCAGTTTTCATCTTGCTGGACTGATACCGCATTCGTTGAAAACGGCAATAATTCACGCACAATCCCTTTATTGTCGCGTCCCTTCCATGCATAAAAGTTACCAGTCAGGCAGAGCAATTGCATTGCCATTACGCGAAAATCAAATGAGGTCTGCCATTCGTTTGGGCGGACGGCTAAAAGCCTGTAGGCGGGATGCGTAAGGTCTTCGTGTCGTCCCGTTTTGTCAACTCGATAGACCTTAACCGGGAGTTGTGCAAGCGTTTCAGACAGCAAACCGACACATGCATATACAGCGGTAACTCCCATTGCATTACCCGGAGAAATATATTCTCCTGAACTGGTTGCAGTCAGAAGCCCCAAGTAATCATCAAGTGAAATCTCGGTTGCACCATCGGAAACCGTAATATCCTTGTATTGCCTTTGCGGGGTATATCCTAATGTGCGCATCAGCGTGTCAACAATTTTCAATTTTTCACCGCCCTCCTCTAAACAAAAAGAAGACCGCGAGAGTTATAAACGCTCTGGTCTTCTTCTGTTGCGTTCTGCATTGCCGCTATCGCATTGATTACTGATACTATCGGGTCAATTTTTTCAGTACTTTTGTTTTTTACGGGCTTCAGGTTTCCCGCTGCGTCACGCGCTACCACAACATTATCAGCCGCCCAAGAAAGTACAGGGTTATCTCCATGCCTTAGTGTCTCATCAAGCACCGCAGCTTCAAGTGTTTTTGACGGCGCGGATAGAGAAGCAAACCCTTGTCCTATTGGAATAACTTTAATGCCCTCTTTTTCAAGGTTGACCGTGATGCTTAGTGCGCCCCAACGGTCAAAGCCGATAAACTGCATTTTTGGAAATTCATCTTTAAGTTCCCTGATCTTTTTTAAGATAAATTCCTCATCAATGGCGTTACCGTCAGTCGCAATAAGATGTCCGTCTTCAACCCAGCGGTCATAAGGAACATGGTATTTCTTAACCCGCCGCCAAAGGTTTTCAAGCGGACAGAATGACCAACTTAACACATACATAATTTTGTCTTCGCCCGGCTCGAATACCAGAGAGAAGGAGGCGAGATCTTCAACACTAGCCATGTCTAACCCGCCGTAGCATCTGCGGTTTTTTAGCTGCTCAATGTCAAACTCACCGCCACAGGCTTTCCATTTGTCGATCCCGAACCACCGCGTTTCTGCCCGGGTCCAGATGTTCAGGCGATAGCGTTTAAATGTATTCTCCTGCTGTGGCGATTCCTGAGCCGCTAGGCACTCCTGTTTAAAGTCATCCAGCTTGATCGTGTGTCCAAGTGAGGGGTTCGCTGTAAACCATGCCTCTTCTGACCGCCAGTCCATTTCTTCTATATCTGTGTTTCTTGCCTCTGCGTCTTCCCAGTTTGTGGAATAAATGAGGGCAAAAAAAGAAGGGTCAAAAACCTGACCCTTTAAAATTCTTCTTGCATATTCATGTTGTTCCCAGCATATTGTTGTCCGGTCAAATCCCGCCGTGGTGATGGAGATTATAAGCGGCTGGTCTCGTGCAGCTCCTCCGTATCGTAAGGTGTCCCAGAGATCCCGCTTAGGCTGTGCATGAAGCTCGTCAAAAATAAGCCCGTGGATATTGAGCCCTTCCTTTGTTGGAGCTTCAGCAGATAGAGCCTTATAGATACTGTTGCTTTTAGCGTGGTAAATTGTTTTTGTTGATTTTGTCGGATTAAGCCGTTTCTTCAGCGCCGGGCTTTTATAAATCATTTTCGCTGATTCATCGAAAACTATTCCAGCCTGAGCGCGTTCTGCGGCGACTGCGTAAATTTGTCCGCCTTGTTCACCGTCTGCACACAAAAGATAGAGGCTTATCCCTGAGCAGAGCATCGACTTGCCGTTCTTCTTAGGGATCTCGACATATGCAACTCTAAACCGTCTTGTACCGTCTTTACGCTTCCAGCCAAAGAGCGGAGCAATTAGGTTGTATTTCTGCCAATCCATAAGTATGAACGGCTGCCCTGTGTATGGACTTATGGTGTGCTTCAGATATCGCTCAAAAAAGTTAATAACTCGCT